AAAAACAATGGGGACAGAATCTTATTAAATTTGAGGGTGTTACTATGTTGGGTGGTGTGACCATGAATGGTGAGATGATGTTCACCCAGGCGCAAGAAGAACTTATTAGGTTAGAGGAAGAGGCTCGGTTAACATATGAGTTGCCTGTTGATTTTGCTGTGGGATAAAAAATGACCACTAGTGCATATTTTAGTAAAGGAACTTCTGGTGAACAAACACTTTATGAAAATTTAATCATAGAGCAGTTACAAGTTTTTGGTCATGACGTATATTATTTGCCTAGAAAATTAGTGGCAGAGGATACTTTATGGGGAGAAGATACTTTATCATCCTTTAATGATGCATATTTAATTGAAATGTATATGGAGAACAACGAAGGGTTTGGTGGAGAAAAAGAATTAATATCAAAATTTGGATTAGAAATACGAGATGAGGCTAATTTTGTAGTTTCTAGAAGTAGATGGGATACTGTAGTTGGAGATGATCTTAATCTTATAGAATCATCTAGGCCAAATGAGGGAGATTTAATATATTTTCCTAGAATAAAAAAGCTGTTTCAGATTGATTTTGTAGATCACGATGATCCATTTTATCAAGTAGATAATTTGCCCGTATATAAATTGTCCTGTTCAACTTTTGAATATTCATCTGAAGATTTGGATACAGGTATAGTAGCTATAGATGGTATTGAAGATTCAATGTCACTGGACGCTCTAGATTATCAATTGTTAATGATGAATGGAGATGCAATGCTAACTGAAGATGGTGATTATATAATTAGTGAAGACTATAGAGTGGATACTATAGCACTAACTGCTGATAACTTGTTTATGGAAAAAGCAGGAGATGAGGTTTTAGATTTCACTGAAAGTAATCCATTTGGTGATCCTGGAGGAGGCTCGTATTAATGTTTGGTAGAACGTATTACCATGAAGTTTTAAGAAAGACTATTGTATCTTTTGGAACTTTGTTTAATGATATACATATTGTTAGAACAGATTCTGCTGGTGCAGAGTTACAGTCCTTAAAAGTTCCTTTGGCCTACGGACCAAAGCAAAAATTCTTAGCTCGACTAAGAGAAGATGCTACACTTGATAAAAAAATAGCAATTACATTACCTAGAATAGGGTTTGAACTTTCCGGTATAGAATATGATAGTACTAGAAAATTAAATAAGATATCTAAAATTAGAAAGGTAAAAGGAACAGAAACAAAACAAATGTCAACGCAGTATAGTCCTGTTCCATACAATGTTAATTTTGAATTATTCATTATGGCTAAAAATTCTGATGATAGTGTTCAGATAGTAGAACAGATTCTTCCTTATTTTCAACCAGAATATACGGTAACTGTTAAAACAGTTCCAACAATGGATCAGATAAGAGATGTGCCGATTGTTTTAACATCGACTGCATATGAAGATACATATGATGGAGATTTTTCGACACGACGAGCTATTATATATACATTAAGCTTTACAGCTAAAACTTATATGTATGGTCCTGTTACTACAGCTGAACCTATCCAGAAGGTTACAGTAGATCAATATGTTGATATGAAAGATAAGACACCACCTAGAGTACGTCAGTATACGGCAGAAACAGTACCTCTTGTTCCGCCTGATGATGATAACTTTGGGTTTAATGAAGCATTATCAGAATGGACTGATGGTCAATTCCCAGAACAAGGTCAATGAATTTAGAGAATAATGTAAATAATATCTTAGGTATAGCGACTAGAAATCTTAAAGAAGAAATTTTAGATCCTAAACCGCTTATACCACGACCTACAGAATCTGAGGATATGGATTCCGATTATAAGTATAGTCGGGAAAATTTCTATAATCTTATTGAGCGTGGTCAAGATGCAATTGATGGTATATTAAATATTGCCAAGGAAGGAGAGCATCCTAGAGCATATGAAGTTGCGGGTCAATTAATTAAAAATGTTTCAGAAGTTACAGAACGGTTAGTTGAACTGCAAGAAAAGATGAAAAAATTGAAAGAAGTTCCTGATCATGGACCAAAAAGTGTTACGAATGCATTGTTTATAGGATCGACTAAAGAACTTCAAAAGTTATTGAAAGATCAAAATGGCACAGCAATTTAGTTCAGTATATAAAGGCAATCCAAATTTAAAAGCCGCTGGACAAGAACTTTCTTTTTCAGAAGCTGAGGTTGCTGAATTTATTAAGTGTTCTAAAAATCCTGGTTACTTCATAGAAAATTATGTAAAGATTGTTAGTATTGATGAGGGTTTGATTCCTTTTAGACTCTATCCATTTCAACGAGATATGATAGGTACATTTCATAACAATCGTTTTACTATATGTAAGTTACCCCGTCAATCTGGTAAGTCTACAATTTTATTGGCATATCTAGTTCATTATTTAATATTCAATGAAACTGTTAGTGTAGCTATTCTTGCAAACAAAGCACAGACGGCTAGAGATTTACTAGGAAGATTTCAATTAGCATATGAACATTTGCCTGAATGGATGCAACAGGGGGTTATCAACTGGAACAAGGGAAGTCTTGAACTGGAAAATGGATCTAAAATTCTTGCAAGTTCGACTTCGGCATCTGCTGTCCGAGGTGGAAGTTATAATCTTATTTTTCTTGATGAGTTTGCGTTTGTTCCTTCAAACATTGCTGAACAGTTTTTTAGTTCTGTATATCCGACGATTACTGCAGGACAAACTTCTAAAGTAATTATTGTATCAACCCCACACGGCATGAATATGTTTTATAAATTGTGGCAGGATGCAGTAAACGAAAAAAATACATTTGTGCCTATTGAAGTACATTGGACTGAAGTACCAGGTAGGGATGAGGCTTGGAAAGAACAAACTATACAAAATACTTCAGAACAACAGTTTCTACAGGAGTTTGAGTGTTCATTTTTAGGATCAATTGATACTTTAATTAGTCCAACAAAGTTGCAAGTTATTCCTACAATAGATGCAATAGAATCTAATGCAGGGTTAGATATATATGAACGTCCTACAAAACATCATAACTATTGTATAACAGTAGATGTGGCTAGAGGGGGATCACACGACTACTCAGCGTTCGTTATATTAGATATAGGAGAGGTTCCGTATAGACTAGTAGCAAAGTATAGAAACAATGAAATAAAGCCGCTAGCCCTCCCTGAGTTAGTTCACAGAGTCGCTACAAGCTATAATCTAGCACAAGTATTAGTTGAAGTAAATGATATTGGTGGACAGATTGCAGATGCTTTACATTACGATTTAGAATATGAAAATATTATAATGACACAAATGAGAGGTCGATTAGGTCAAGTTGTTGGTAGTGGATTTGGTGACAAGGCTACTGATTTAGGAGTAAGAACAACTAAAGCAGTAAAGAAGATAGGATGTTCTAATTTGAAACAGATGATAGAAAGTGATAAATTAATTATTAATGATTTTGATATTATCGTAGAACTTTCTAATTTTGTAGCTAAAGGATCATCTTATGAAGCTGAAGATGGAGCTACAGATGATTTAGTAATGTGTTTAGTATTATATGCTTGGCTTACTAATCAAAATTATTTCAAAGAATTAACAGATGATGATATCAGAAAACGACTATATCAAAGCCAACAGAAAATGATTGAAGAAGATATGGCTCCTTTTGGTTTTGTAGATGATGGCATCTCTATGGCTGATGATGCACCGTTTGTAGATGTTGATGGAGATTTGTGGACACCAACTAAAATGGGGCCCAGCTACTGGTAGTTTATAATATCATATTTTGTTTTTTCAACACAATTAGCACATAAGACTTTGCTATTATTAATGAGTCTATCAATATATGTTCTCTTATCACTTTGTAATCCATACTTTTGATTTAGATTATATATTTCTTTATGATTAGGATAGTATCGTAAGCACACATTTTCAGCTTCACCACATACACCACAAAATAGAGTATCGAAAGAATTTATCAACCAAATCTTTCTACTATCACGACCATTCTGTTTACTTTTTAATATGGTCTGTTTATATTTTTCATAAAATTCATTTTTCATAAAACTATTTATTATAAAAAAGACTTTAGTTTCTTAAAATCGATAAAATTATAAATAACTGTATAAAGAAAATAGTGATTATATCCCGTGATTATACTTTTATAGGAGAGAAATAAAATGGCAACACTCGTTTCGCCGGGCGTTCAAGTACAGGAAAAGGATCTTACCAATATTCTAGTAGGAGAATCTACAAGTATTGGGGGTGTGGCTATTGTCGCAGAAAAAGGTCCCGTAGAAGAAATTGTTACTATTTCAAATGAAACTCAATTAGTTGAGACTTTTGGTAAGCCTAATGGCAGTACATTTGAATGGTTCTTTTCAGCAGCTTCATTTTTGAAGTATGCAAGTGTATTAAGAGTTGTTCGTGTTAATAGTGGACATCTTAATGCAACTGCTGGTGTTGGAGCAGGAGTAGGAACAGGCCTTCTAGTAAAAAATTCGGATTATTGGTATAATACATATGCCGATGGTTCAGGTGCAGTTGGAGAGTGGGTCGCACGATCCGCAGGCACATGGGGAAATAATATTTCAGTTGGATTATGTCCAAGTGCTACAGCTTATGAACTTCACATGGGTACAAATAACCTAGTGAATGATGCTGCAGCCGTAGAAGGTGATTTATCTATTACGGTTGATGACGCTGATTTATCTGGTTATACACTCAACGTAAATGATATCATATCTTTTACATCTGACACCGTTGGACTAGTACCAGTTACAGGTCATGAAGGAGTTGAGTATATCGTTACAGCAGTAGATACCAGTTCCAACTTAGTAACATTCAAACAGTTTGGAGTATTTTCAACAAAAGGTTTGGCAGCTGCCGTGACCGATGATTCTAATATCACACGACGCTGGAGATATTATGAAGAATTTGCTGGTGCTCCAGGAACATCAACTTTCGCATCAGATCGAAGTGGAGTTGGCGATCAAATGCATATCATCGTATTAGATGAAGATGGTGGATTAACAGGAACAGCTGGAACAATTCTAGAGAAATGGGCATTTGTATCTAAAGCCGCTGATGCACGAACAGACTCAGGAGATGTAAACTATTATGTTGATGTTATGCATCGTTCATCTGAATACATTTATTGGATGGATCACCTGCCCGCAGGAACCAATTGGGGTTATGCCGCCGGAGGAACAACATTCACAGATGTTTCCATCAGTAGTTCAGAATCACTTGCGGGTGGTACTGATGATTATGCACCAACAAATGGTGAGAAATTAAGTGCTTATGAATTAATGGATGATGATACTATTGACGTTAGTTTGATTTTTGGTGGACCTGGAGATGCAACACACGCAACAAACTTAATAGATATCGCTGAAAAACGTAAAGATTTAATGGTCTTTATTTCGCCAGAGAGAGCTGATGTTGTTAATGTTACAAATTCAAACACGCAGTTGAACAATGTTCGTAGTTTCTTTTTGAATCTACCTAGTACATCTTATGCAGTATTTGATAGTGGTTATAAAAAGATGTATGATAAGTACAATGATGTATTTCGTTGGGTTCCACTCAACGCTGATGTCGCTGGTGCTTGCGCCGCAACAGATAACGAAAACGATCCATGGTGGAGCCCGGGTGGCTTGAATCGTGGTCAGATTCGTGCTTCTGTTGGATTGGCATTTAACCCAACACAATCACAGAGATATACCATATATCGAAATAGAATTAATCCTGTAGCCAGTTTTCCTGGTGAAGGTACAGTTCTTTGGGGAGATAAAACAGCATTATCTTCTAATAGTGCTTTTAGTCGCATTAATGTTCGCAGACTTTTTAATACTGTTGAGTCCGTTGTTAAGACGGCCGCACGGTCAATATTGTTTGAATTCAATGATGACTTTACAAGAGCACAATTTATCGGTATGGTAGAGCCTTTTTTGCGAGATGTTCAAGGTCGCAGGGGTATTACTGACTTCTTGGTTGTTTGTGACGAAACAAATAATACAGGTCAAGTAATTGACAGTAATGAGTTTAGGGCTGACATCTATATCAAACCTGCTCGCTCAATTAACTTTATCACACTAACATTCGTAGCAGCTAGAACCGGTGTAGAGTTTAGTGAAATCATTTCATAAAGATAGGAGAATAAGAGAAAATGGCAAACCTAAATGAGTTTATTGGGGCATTACGAGAAGGCGGCACAAGAGGTAACCAGTTTCAAGTTACTATAACTGGTGCTCCCAGTGACGTTACGGTCGCCCTTGGCCAAGACTTTGTATTCATGTGTAAAGGTACAACAGTTCCTGCTTTGAATATAGGTGAAGTTATGATTCCTTACCGAGGTCGTCAAATTTTTGTAGCCGGTGATCGTACTTATGATCCCTGGACTGTAGCAATTTGGAGTGACAGGGACCAAAGAATGAGAGCCGGATTTGAAATTTGGCAGAATCATCTTGGTGATATTGGTATTGTAACAGATCGTTCACAGATAGGTCAGAAACCGTCGATGTATTATGCTAATGCATCAGTACAACAGATGGATCGAAATGATAATGTGTTAAGAACATATTATCTCTATGATGTTTGGCCGCAAAACGTGGCAGGACCTGATTTGGCATATGATGCTAACGATGCATTGTTAGAATTCGCAGTTACATTGCGATTCAATTATATGACAATCGGTGGTAAGGGATCCGGAAGAGCTTCTGGCAGAACACTATCGGCACCCTCAACGTAAAGGTAATATTTCGATAAGTAAAAGTTATTTTTGAATTGATATAAATAGTTATACTATGGCAGAATTATTTGGTTTTACGATCGGTCGGGCGAAGAAGAGCGAGGCGAAAAGCTTTGTTGCTCCTTCGCCCGATGACGGGTCTTTAGATATTGGAGCAGCTTCTGGTTTTTTCGGTGCATATGTAGGTACTGGTGAAACTGTTCCGAAGAATGATTTTGATCTAGTAAAGAAGTATAGGCAGACAGCTGAACACCCAGAATGTGATCAAGCTATTGAGGATATTGTCAATGAGGCAATTGTATCCTCCGAAAATCAACCTTCTGTTTCTATATCACTAGACTATCTTAACTTTTCTGATTCCATTAAGAAAAAGATTCATTCCGAATTTTTGCACATTTTAAAAATGTTGCATTGGAATCAGAGAGCGCATGAAATTTTCAAGAGATGGTATATAGATGGTAGAATTTATTTTCATAAGATGGTTGACGAGAATGATCCGAAAAAGGGTGTCGTAGAGTTACGCTATATTGATCCTAAAAGTATTAGAAAAGTAAGGGAGATTCAAAAAGGAAGTACTTCGACAGGTGGTAGTCTAGTTAAAAAGGTTAAAGAGTATTTTTTGTACAACGAAGAAGGAATTTATGCCGGTTTTTCTGGACACAAAACTGCTGGTCAGGGATTACAAATAGAAGCGGATTCTATTGTGTATATCACATCTGGTTTATATGAACCTACTAGTAATCAAGTTTATTCTTATTTACACAAAGCAATTAAACCCGTTAATCAATTAAGAATGATTGAAGATGCGGTAGTTATCTATCGTATTTCTCGGGCACCAGAACGTAGAATTTTCTACATTGATGTTGGTAATTTACCAAAAGCTAAAGCAGAACAATACTTAAAAGATATTATGAAT